TGGATTGGTTGACGTGGCGGACAGCGCGTTATCCACGTCCACGCCCCCGCTCGCAGCGACTTCGGCGATTTTTGCCTTGACGTAGGCCACGTTCGTCGCACAGTCCGTCTGCGCATCTGTCGGGGTTTCAATGCCGGACACACGCACCGGTACATTTTCAGGCCCAGCATCAAGCGCAAGCGTGTAGTCATTGCTTTTTTCGCTTGGCGTAATGTTTACAACACTTACCCCGTCATCATGCCCGATTGCCTGCAACATTACAGCGCCATCGATAAACGCGTGCTTTTGGCTGACCGCCCCAATGTTTTGGCTCGCGCGAAACTTCTGATCGGATGTCAGTTTTTGCGTTTCATCGTACCGAACAGAACCTTCTCCTGTCGGGATGTCTATGGTCACATCTTCTCTACCGCGAAACTGCGCCTCGGCAGCGCCGGTGAATTTCAGGAGGCCAGGAGTGATTGCAAGAAAATCATATTCGGACTTTATCCATTTTGTACCCAAAGATGTACCGCCAGCCGATGCAGTATACGACAGTCTTGTAGTTGGGTTCCAACCATTGTCCTTTGTGATTTGGAAAACATACGTGGTGCTCCCATCACCCGGCAACTGCACTCGATACAACGGGATAATTGTATCCGCAACCTTGATCGCGCAGGTGGTTGGGACACCTTTCAGTTTTTCATGCAACTGTGCAGGTGTAATGTCAAATGTCTCTCCATCCGTGGATGTAGCGACAATGTCGTACATACTGTCCAGTTTTTCCTTATCGGCAGCGGACATCAGGCCATTTGCACTGGCCGTAGCAACGGTGGTATCTGCCTTGGTATCCAACGCCGTCTTGTCCGCTTTTTTATCCAGCGCGGCCTTGACGGCCTTGTTCTGGACTGGATTCGTGCTGGACGCATCCAGCGCCGCGTCAACAACCGTTTTGTTCGCACCAGCCTCCACGCCGTCCAGCTTGACCTTGTCGTCCTTGGACATCAGGCCGTCGCGCGTGCTGGTCGCGGGCAGCGTAACCCCGCTCAGCTGCTCAAAACGGCGCGCAACAATGCCGTTCTCCACAGCGTTTTTGGATTCGGTGTCCAGTGCGTCATCGACCGGGAATATGGATTCTTTGGTGCGCAGCGCATAGGCCCCGTGCACGACCTGAATCAGCATCGTATCGTTTTTATCGCTGACCGGCGGCAGAGAGCCGCGGCTGTCGATGTACTTCATGACCACCTTGTTCTGTACGGGGTTGGTGGATGTGTCCGACATGACGTCATCGACGATGGTCTTGGTCGCGCCGCCCTCAACGCCGTCCAGTTTGACCTTGTCCGTGGCGGACATCAGGCCGTCAGCTTCGGCCGTGGCGACGTCCTTTCCAGCCTTTTTGCCCAGCTCCGCCTTTGCCAGCGCAGCAAGTTTCGCGGCCGCGGTCGGCCCTACGTATGTGGATTCGTCCATACTATCAGTCCTTTCAATTCGCGTTCCAGATTGCGCGCATCTCGTCGGCCGTCATGGCAGTCAGGCCGTCCAGCTTGGTCTTGTCCGCGGCGGACATCAGGCCAGCCGATGACTGTGTGGCCGCTGCTGTGCTGGCTTTACCGGTCAGCGCGGCCGTCACCACCTTGTTTTGCACAGGGTTGGTGCTATCTAGCGACAGTGCATCGTCCACGTCGATCGTGCCACCACTGCCGCCGCCGGAAGATGACGACCCGGACGATGCGCTTGCGGACGTGTTGTAGCTGCTTCCGGATTCGACGCTATTCCCGACCGACGTTTTTCCGGAAAAAACGAATGTGTAATCCGTGATGATTGACGGGTATTCCCGGCCGTTGATGTCCTTGACGATGACCTTGTCGAAAATATCAAGCCGCGGGTCGGCCGGAAGATCGCCGGAGAACTTATAGATCGGCTTGTTTTTCAGCTGCTCGTGCACCGTCTCCGCGACTGCTTCAGCAGCGACCGTGACTGACCCGGCCGCCCCTTCGATACCAAGCCACAGGTTGTCGTCGTTCAGCTCAATGACATAGCCGCCGGAACCGGAAAAGTATGTGTGTTCCTGCCCGTCACTGGCGAACGTCTTTTTCACGCGAACGCCTGTAACTTTCACCGGAGTACTTGCCACTTCCAGTTTGTTAATCCACTGTGTTAACGTCACATCTGCTGTAGATGTAATCGGTCGCACATACAGTGCATTCCCAGACACCACGGCATTGCCACCGCAGGCCAGCGCAATTGCTTCGATCACCTGTCGGATGGTGTGCTGTGTGTCCACGGTCGCCAGCGCGTTATACCCCAAATCATTATCAATCGCGCTGGGCGTCAGGCCGAGGCGAGTCGCTGCCAGCCTCCATAGCTCTATGTAATTGTGCTCTCCCTGCATCTCCGTCGGGCACAGCACGTCCGCTTCCCTCATGGCATCGTAGCAAGTAAGCGTGGTAACTTCGTGCACGGTTTCCACTTCATAAACCTTAAAGCTGCCCATTGGAACCAAGTATCCATTGCCGTCGATTTTGATATCTGCCTTTAGGTGCACGGTCGCTCCTTCGTATAGATTTCGGTTATCGACGTTTTGCCACCCACCATCGTACATTTCAATTGTCGCGCATTTGCACGCGGAAAGCCCGACCGGGTAACTGCCTGATGATATCTGCGCTGTGATTTTCGTTCCACCAGGACGAAAACACGCCCCGTCTACTTGTAGGTGTTCCCCCGCCTTGAGCGTCGCAGTTGTACTGCCATAATACACCAATGTCACATCGTGATCCCACGTAAAAGTCGCTTCAACCACGAAGTTTGTCTGCGACGGGTAGGCGCTTGTAATTTGACTGTCGACTATTCGCATATCATGCCACCCCAAATCACGTCAGTGGATTGACGCTGACCATGTTAAAATCCAGGGACGTAAACAGCTCCTTGCCTTCGTTCAGGCGCCCGATATTCAGCTGCCCTTTGCCGACGTAAAACCACGCCTGACACCACGCGCCGTAGTAAGCGGAAAAATAGTACAACTGGAACTGCTGGCCTTTTGCAATGATCTTAAGGATCTGCGACAGCATGGTTTTACTGACAGCCGCTCGGCTATATCCAAGCGCTTCGACTGTGAACAGGGGACTGACAACGGCCGCGCCGGTCTGGGTGCGGCCGCTGTCCTCCGTGTAAGTTGTTTCAAAGTCGTACGTCAGCGCGCCGGAATCCGGCTGCGGAAGTACCAGCCAGTCATCCGACGGACTTTTTCGAATTTTAATGTATTCCTGTGCCATGTGTTACACCGTTACAAGCGGGTTTTTACCCGTTTGCCCTTTCCGCAATTTTGCTTCGGTGATTACTTCATCAAACAGCGTGCGACGATCCAACCGGGCGATAAATTCATATCGACTGCCGGCGCCGCCGGCTTCTTCGCGCACGATTTTGCGCAGCAGGGATTCCGGCGCTTCCAGGTTGTTGCCGTTGCGCTGGTCGCCCAACACGGCCAAGAACTGCCGGTTTGCCGGGATGACCGCACCGCGCGCCAGCATCGGGATCTGCGGCACTGGCAGTGGATTCACGCCCCACAAATTCTGGAACGGAGAAATGCCAAGGAAACTGGCGTTTCGGATCATATTCAGCATGGAATTGATCCTGTTGAACGGCACGGCGATGATCGTGTTCATGCCGCGGATAATTGCATTGACGACCGTGCGGAAGGTGCTTTCGATGCCTTCTTTGATGCCTGACCAGATACGGCCGCCTGTCGAAAACACGTCCTTGACCTTCTGCCATGCATCTCGGAATTTGCTCTGAAACCATTCCGGCACGGATTTGAACGCGTTTTTGATGCCCTCCCAGGCGGATGAAGCACCGGAGGCGACCTTTTCCCACAGCCCCCTGAACCAGTCCTTTACGGCCGTCCATTTTTCGATGACCCAATCCACTGCCGCCGCGACGCCAGCTTCCACATTGGCGAGGTGCTGCTCAAAAGCCGCATCGATACTGCTGATCGTTTTACTGATCCATTCCTTTATAGACGTCCATTTTGCGACGATCCACACGACCACTGCAGCTATAGCTGCAATCAGCAGCGGTATCCACGCCCCTGTGATGATAGCGATAGCGCCGCCAATGGTTAGCAACGCCACGGTAATAGCCGTAAGGTTCTTATTGTTGAAGCCGTTTTTTGTCACGTCACGAATCGCCACGCCAAGAAGGACAAGTCCCGCGACGATTGCCGTGATTGCTCCGCCAAGCACTCCAAATGCCAGCCCAAGCCCAGTGACAGCCGCAGCAGCGCCGATGATGTACCCTGTCAGATTGTCGAAATTTATGCCGTTTTTAAGCATATCGACAACGTTGATGCCCATCAGGACAGCCCCCGCGACAGCAAGCGCCAGCTGCTTTGCCTTCGACAAATTCCCCAGGAACTTCTTTCCGATTTTCCACGCAGCGAATCCAGCGGCCACCGCCGCCACATACGGCGACAGCTCGCGGACAACGGCTGCAATCTTGCCGATTTTTCCGGTGTCGACCTGATCGGACAAATCAAATTTCGGCGCCACACCAGACGAACCGCCTCCACCGCCGCCGGAACTATCGTTCGATTCCCAGCGGTTCATTTCATCTAGCCCGGAAAGCTGTTTTTTTGCCTTCTCGGCCGCATCCCCTGCGGCCTCGGTTGCGGAAGCCTGATTATACAGCGCCTTTGCAGATGCATCCGCTTGTGACGCCGTTTTGCCAAACAACGAATTGATAAACACGGACACAACGGCAGTCAATTTGGCAAGCCACGCCAGAAGCGTTCGAATTGCCGGCAAAATATAGTTGTAGATCGGTGCAAAAGCGGAAATCAGATTACCCCTGATCTGCGCCAAAGATGTTGACATTTGTTTGTCTGCGCCGATTGTGCTAAGCAGCATTTTGCGCATCGTACGCAGCGCTTTGGTAATCATGGTGAAAATGAAGACGCGCTTTGCTAAGCCGGCAATTCGTTTGGTGAATTTCTTAAATTGTTCTGACACATTCTGCGTCGTCAAAGCTGCAAGACGCTGCTTTCCCACATATTCGCTTACGGCAGCACTGGCTTTTTCCTGCGCGATCTGGCTGCTTTCCAGATTAAGCTGCGCCATTTTCAGCTGCTGCGTCGTTTTCTGGATTGCTTCACCGGTTTCCTGCGATACCGTCCCGGTGCTTCTGGTTTTCTTTTCGTTTTCGGCAACAGCCTGCAGTTCTTCCAGCTGCTGCCGCAGCGTGGCTACCTTCTGTGCGGCCTTGTCCACATTGTTCGCAGCCTTTTTTGCGTTATTTTCCAGTTTCGCAAGGCCAGCGTCAAACTGGCCACTGTTTATCGTTGTATCAAATACCAGATCTCCGACAACATCAGCCATCGCGCACACCCCCTGTCATCAGCTGCCGGATGAATTCATCTTCGTCGTCGGTCAGATGCGCCGACTTGAAATCGATCAATTCCCGGTTTTCGTCGTAGTATTCGCGTTCCCACTTTTCCAGCTTCTTGTGCTTGCGCAGCTTCCGCCGGATGTCCAGGATCGTGGAAAACGTGCAGTCACCGATCTCCATATAGTATCCGATGAACGTCCACCAGTGCATATACGGCAGTGCGCGCACGTCCTGCCCGGCTACGCGGTTGATCGGTGCAATGATCATCGGGAAATCCTGCTCCCAGTCCATCTGCTTCGGCTGCTGCCGCTGGTCGCCGCGATCCACGCCACCATCCAAAAACCACAGCATGAATTTCACTGCGGCGGCCATGTCCGTGATCTGATCCCAGTCCGGGTAAAAGATCTTGATCGCCACTTCGGCGCGATCCTGATCTGTCAGCTCCGGGTCATTCAGCGCGGCGCAGATGTCCAGAATTTCGCGAAAGTCGCTTCGGATACGAAAACACCGGCCGCCGATGCATGCAGTCTTCGGCAGGCCGGTATTCATGATCTGCGCTTCTTCCTGCGCTGGCCGCCGCCGTTGTATTTATCCAGGTATTTTGCCTGGCGTTTCTGCGCGGCAGCGGTCGCAGCGTCCATCTCGCGCCGGATCTGGCGCGAAACCGCTTCCAGGAACGAAATGATCTGCAGGGAACCGGACGGCGTGAGCGAAACGCAGTAGGCTTTGCCGAACACTGTATCGCAGACGGGCGAAGGGAACGCCGTGTCCACCTGCTCGCGTGCGTAGGCGTCCAGTTCGCGGATCGTCGTGCGGGCGTCCGTATCGCTTTCCTGCGTGCCCATTTCGTCGGCTTTGGCCTTGATCGCCATCGCTGCCGCTTCCAGCCGGTCGATGATACCGATGTCGTTCGGGTCAAAATAGATCTTCCGGTTTGCGTCGCCATTGATGGTGAACGCTTTCAGGCCGGTTTCAAAGGAAATGTTATTGCTCACGCCGTCACCCCCTTATGCCGTCGCCTTCGTGAACGTGGCCACGCCGTCCGCAATGGCCGCAGTGCCGACCGTGCGCGTGCCGCCGTAGGTCACGTCAAACGGCATGTCCACCGTCTTGTCGCCGCCCAGCGACTTCACTTCGATTGCGCAGCCGCTATAGCGTTCGGCAAACATCGCCGTGTCCTTCGTACCGGCATAGCAGTGCACGATCATCATGTCCTGTTCGGCCAGCGCCGCAACGTCCTGATCCTTGATCGCCAGCTGCCACAGCTTCGTCAGCGCGGTTTCGCCGGCGTCCAGATTGCACGGGTCAAAGGTCTGCGTGATGGTCGGCGCGGACATGGTGGTAAACGTGTTGCCCAGGATGTCCTGCGTGGTCTCCTTGTTCCAGTCATATTCCTGACTGCTGTCTTCCACGCGCTTGCCGACGATCGACCAAACCGGCGCGGAAGACGTTCCGGTATTCAGGAAGGCCATCAGCAGTTTGCGGGCAATCGTCTGGCCCGCGGTTGTGTTAAAAGTCGTACTTTCAGGCATAATGCATCACCTTTCAAAATTGTTGTCGTACCGCATCGACAGGGACACGGCCCAGTCTTCCACACCGTCGGCATAGCGCCCGGTCAAATAGGCCGCCGACACCTGTACAAATGCAGTGATCGTCCGGCCATCGCCGAGGTCTGGCCACGCGGCAAGCGTGTGCTGCTGGCCGTCCGCCGTGATCGGCTGTTTTTCAAGCCAGCGCGCCAGCTTGTCCAGCCAGCCCTTGATGTGGATGCGGTCAGTTTCCGACTGCGGCACGGCGCGATATACCGCCTGAAACGCATAGTTGCATTTCTGGTACACACCGCCCATGATGTCGGTCGTTTCGCTGATCACCGTCGCCGCAGCGGACGGATAGATCCCGACGCCAGACTTGTCACCCAGTTCGCCGAACCGGATTTCACGCGCGCCGATGGCAGGGAAGTCATTCAGCAAGTCGCTCAGGATCGTTGAAAAATCTTTTGTGTCAACCATTTGATTCCCCCAGGATGATCCGCTTGCACTCCGCGGCCCATTCCTTGCCGTGTTCGTTTTGGGCCACTTCCGCCCAGCGCGGCACGCCGGTCGCAAACCGCAGGTCGCGGTCGGCTACAACTTTCACAGCGCCCTTACGCGCCCACGGCGAACCGGTTTCCGGGTCGACCATGACCTTGCCCATATACAGATACCTCGCATATGGGCCTGGGAACACAACCTGCCGGCCGCCTTCGGCGACATACGACCGCTGCTGCAAGTTCCCACTGCGATACGGCATATATAGCTTGCTGTCCGCAAGCACCTGCTTCCCCAGCCATTCCTGCGCTTTGGCGAATCGCGGGCCGTATTTGGCGAACCGGAGATTTACCCGGACGTGCCCCTTGACATAGCTGACGTTCTTATAGTGCTTGATGTCGCTCATGACGCAGTTACCTCAAAGTGTGCAATCAGCGGGAACCACGCGCAGGATGTGATGCGGTAGCATTCTGTGATTTTGCACAGCACATCGTATTCCGCCCAGTCGTGATCGCCGCGGCAGAAATAGTCGCCGGGCTGAAACGCAATCATGCCGCTGCGGTCATCCGCCGCCTGGTACACTTCCGGCGTCGCATAGGTCAGCGCGCCAATGGCCGCTTTCGGGACAAGCAGCAGCACATAGTGCCCCGGAATGTCGCCGGTCGTGCCTGGCGTCATAGCGGTTTTTGCTTCCACCTTGACGCCCGCCAGCACATGCCGCACCCACGTATCAGCCTGGCCGCGCGCGCCGCGCACACGGGAAAAAAGCGTGACCGTATCGCTATGCAGCAGCATCAGCACGTCACCCCCGCGTACAGCACAAGGACGCCGTCCACGGCCACGCCGGAAAGCCAGCGCCGAAGCAAGTCAAACACCAGCGCGTCTCGCGCTGCTATGGTCTTCGCGGCGGTCGTGTAGCAGCTGTCGGCCGCTTTATATGTGATCGATTCGCTGCCGGACGACACCGACGCCACAGGGCCGGCGGTTTTTACGCCGCCGACGTCTGCGGTTTCCGCTGCGCTGTCACGCGCCTGGTCAATGCGGTAAAGGCATTCGGCCAGTTCGCACGCGCAGTCCTGCAGCTTTTCGGCGTCGATCGTGGATTCCGGCAGCGTGCCACCGAAGCGGTCAAACGTAAAGCGGTCGATTTCCCGCGACGCCGCTCGCAGATAGCGGGCAGCAGTCACTTCGTCGCGGAAAGGGGACAGATCGTCACCGTACCGCTTTACGTATGTGTCAAAATCCGCGTACACCGTGATTCACCTGCCGATCACGCGCTTGCGTAGGACTTCACGTGCACCTGCGCAGCGTCCAGAACACGCAGGGCGACGTTTTCCTCGACCTGCGCCTTCGTACCGGCAAACAGCTCAGAATCGACCATGCGGACGATGCTGAAGTTATCGCCGACACCGAAGACGTTCGGATCGTACATGATGAATTCCACCTTCGCGAGGTTCGCCGCCGTAACGCTGGCCTTCGTACCGCCGTGCGGATAGTAGGCGAGATCAGCAGACGACGCGAAGCCGTTGACTTCGATCCAGGTAAAGCCCATGAAGCTGCCTACCTGGCCGCCGGCAGCGGCGGCGAGCAGCATTTCGTTGGACGTCGGGATATACTTCTCACCGGCGAACTCCAGCATCGTCGCGAAGAAGTCCGGGCTGCAAAGCACGATGGTGGGGTTGGCTTTCGCCTTGACCATGGCTTTGCGTTCGGCCAGTACCTGTGCCTTGAAGTTGGCCGCAGTGGTCTTCGTGGTGTTGGTGGATGCAGTGCCCTCGGAAATCAGGCAGGCCAGCGCGCACTGGTTCTTCGCCTCCGCGACTTCGCGGGTGGCAAGGGCCAGATGCTCCTCGGCAATCGGGAACGCCACAGCAGCGGCCTGCACGCCGTAGATCTTCTTCGACGCATGAATGTTGTTGTTGAAAACGGCCTGTACCAGCGTGTCAGCGGCGGCGGTGTCCGTGAAATCACGGCCGGGCGTGCCGACAGATGCTGCGGTGGAGGTCAGCTTGTGCCAGTAGCAGCCGCCGGCGCCGTCGACCATCACGTCCTGATAGGTCACGCCGGGCACAAGCCAGGTCTTATAAAACAGGTTGGGAAGAACAGTTGCCTTGTACTGCTCATCCACGTAAAGGGAACCGTACTGGATAGACATAGATCATCATTTCCTTTCGTAGTCTTAGCCCCTGAAAAACGGATTGTTTTTGTATTTCTGGGCTACGTATTCTTTTGCGCCCCCCGCCGGCGGCACCATACCGCTGTGATCGGACGAAAAGCGCGCCTTGCTGGCGGGATCGGCCACAAGGATGCCGGGGATCTCCTTGCCGTTCTGATCGGTGACAAGGCCGGTAAACAGGTCATCGATCGACTTGCCGCGCGCATCGTCAGACCCAAGTGCTGTCACCAGCTTGTCCGTGATGCTTTCGCGCGTGATGTCGTTGACGAAGTGCTTTCCCGACAGGAACGTGTCCACCGTACTGCGCAGCTTCACGGCAGCGGCGTCCTTCTTGCGGTTGTCCCGCTCGGTCTGCAGGTCATTGGTCAGGGTCGTGATCTGACCTTTCAGCGCTGCGACATCCACGCCGTCAAAGGCGGCAAGCTTGCCCTGCACGTCTTTCAGCGATGTGTCCAGCGCGTCGTGGCGTTCCTGCAATTTGGTGAATTCCGCCACGGTCTTGTAGTTCTCGGCGACGGCCTTGCGCAGCTCCGCCGCCTTTCCTTCCGGGATCGTGATACCGAAGTCGGAAAGAATGGTCTCAATGTTCTTCATGCGTAATCCTCCTAAGCGTGTTTTTTAACAGCCCGTCGGCTGTGTGGATTGAGCCGGATGAACCACCGGCGGGGGTAGTGATATAGCAAAGGGGCAGCCGGTTTTCCGGTCGCCCCTGCGTATCCTGATATGATTTTGGATATAAGAAAACCACCTTGCCGACCGGTAAGATGGTTTTCATGATTATTATATAAAATAATTTTCTGCTTCAGCGTTTACAAAAAGACAGGCGCTTGGCAGGCGTAGCATCCTCCTGCGTCTCTTTTTTACCATTAAGGCGTGTGGTCGCTACGAAATTTACCACCTCAAGCGCCTGTCTTTATGATAATTGTATTATAGCCAGATTATTCCCTTTTGTAAAGAATAATATTGTTCCGGACGCGCTGCCTATAGCGTTTTTCATTTTCGCACATGACAGTAATAACGGAACTTTTCCGCCACGGCTCGTCTCCTTCTACGGCAATGCGTACCACAACGCTGATATTTTTTGAATTAAGCGATATGGTTTTACTCGCAATGGCGGTATTTTCAAACTTTTTGTCTTTGAAAATGTAGTCTGGATTTTCGATTATTTCTTTGAAATAAGGGCTGTATTTATCGTAAAACTCTTTCCCGCGCCGTTCTATGATATGTTCTTTTTGCTTCTCGGTCAATATAACATCGCTGGAACGAATATGCTCCGCGACGCAGGAATAACGCTGTACATCCAGCTTTGCAATCACAGGCGGTGCTTGCACAGGCGGTGCTTGCACAGGCGGCGCTTGCACAGGCGGTGCTTGCACAGGCGGTGCTTGCACAGGCGGTGCTTGCACAGGCGGTGCTTGCACAGGCGGCGCTTGCACAGGCGGTGCTTGCACAGGCGG